CCAAACGAAGCAAGCTTAACCCCGTTAACATTCCTGAGCTGGACATCATTATTCGAGATGAGAATATGATTACCAGTAGGAACATTGCCGGCGTTGAGCTTACCAATGATCAGTCCTTCGGTCGTAGTAGTAATAAATATATCGCCAGCTCTTGTCACAGCAGGATAACTGATGTTACCGATGATAGTCGCAGAGTGGTCTTTCATTGAAATCATGACTACATCGCCGACGCCAACCTGTACCAAAGATTTCGTAGGAGTTGTAGTGTCAGCATCGGCGCCATCAAACTTTACATATACAATATCGTCAGTTATCTCAGTAACAGTGCCATACAAAGTCCTGGATTCCGGCGACATACCGCTATTTTTATTCACGGTTTCAGCAAAACTTTTCAGAATAATATCCTGAAGTTCCAAATAGCATCACCCCCATAAACTTGTAGTATAGACGGCTGTTTCTTCAACCTGACAGCCGGTTTCACATTTGATAGACTGACGAGTGACTTTAGCTCGTCTGTTAACCAGTCCTGCTCTTTTGTAGTTAAGCAGAACGCAATCACCAACTCTAACCGGACAATAGCCATGCGTATAGGTCAGAGTGTATTCCAATGTGGACAAATCTCTGAGTTTCTGTCTGGCATATCGATCCAGCATGTCCTGAGTCGGCACACCGTAAAGTTCCGGATCAGTGATTCTCTGGACAACGGTACGACCTCGGTTAACAGTAGATATAGGACTGTCCGGATCGTCATTAACAGCTTTCGCAAAAATATGACGACCGTCGTCTCTTGTGTAAAGCACCTCAAGAACGTTCGGTATACCATAGAGATCCCTACTCTTGTCGATCTCTGGCTGCAGAATTGAACTGTTCGAATCGTCGTAGGTCCAGATAGCTCTGAGCGAGTTAGTATCCTGAGCCGGTGTAAACAATATTCGTCCCATTTCGTCGACATCGAGACTATAGCTTGCACAGGCTAAAAGATCAGTGATGAAGGTAAACCAGGTGTCCTGAATATCAGAAACAAAGGCTTGCGGCAGAGTTTTGTCAGATGTACCACCTACAACAGGTGCTCTGACATTCTCTGCAACAAGCCTCGTAGCTACTTCTAAAATATTAACGCCGGCTGCAATAGCATACCCAATCGGAGGGTTTTTCTCTTTAAGCTCCAATAGAGGGGTATAAGCATCCAGCGACACTTTCTGATACTTACCATCGTGACTCTCGTTGGTTGTCTGAGCCAAATGAGTACCAAGAACAGTTCTTTCAGTTCTCCGTTTCTGAGTTGTAACAAGATAAGTACGAATATAAAGTTCTCCAAGATCGGAAGTGACATCAAACGATGCGCTACCTCTGGTGTCGTTATCAGCATCTCTAACAATGTTTGATGCTGTGACATCCGTTATCTTCTCGAGGTCAGCCCATGTACCAGGATCAACCTTATAGTACTCGTATGTTTGCTGCATCGAAGCAGTCCAATCAGGCATCATATACCTCCTTCAACTCTTGTTACATCTATCGTGATCGGCGTTAACATGCTGTTGTATTCTTTACTGAACGATACATTGATGTTCGCCCAGTAACCAACACCGTTAGGAGCTCTGACATAAGCATCGCCACGCCATACTTGTAATCTTCTGAGTGCATAACGAAGGTTAATATCATCTGCCGGGATGTCAGAAGACCATGATCCGCCAACACCAAGTTGTGTGCCGTAATAAGACACAGGTGCTGACCGACCAATATACTCGACAAGCGCTGTATCTATAGCCGATTTTTCGCTTATTTTGATATTATAGGGCAAACGTAGCATAGAGCCTGTCCACACAGGATCGGCAAGACCGTCGCCATCGCCAGAAGGAACACTAAACGTTGTCCATTCTTCGTTCCATTGAATAACGATACCTTTCTCGCCAACAGCTTCAGCAGGCATGTCGTAGAATCCGATTTGTCCTGTGGTGTTCGATATCGCTACAATTCTATAGCGAGCCCAATCCAAAGCGGGATGCGGGTCTGTAATTGTGGTAACTCCTGTGTTGTCTATACCATCTGCGATAAGCATAAACCGACCGTCATATTCTCGTCTGTAAACTGCCAGAGTTACGTTTTCAATGTATTCACCTTCTTCAGTCCTGCAGAACGGACGAATATAAGCACATAGAGTGTCTTTGTCGATAGCCAGTTCTGCGTTCGGCCACAAATTAACCGATGACCATTGCATAAATATAGTCTGAGATGCTTCTGCGTTAAGACCGGAATTCATAGAGACGTGGAGCTTAACGACATAAGACTGCTCGTTTGCCAGATCGATATCGCCTGCACTTAGAACTTTGTCAAGTGTATGACCAGTTCCTGGAATATACTCGTTGTAGATTTCATCACCGGCAGTTACCAGGACTCGCTGACCCACATCGTCGTATCCTTCGTACGATTCGGAAGCAACAACACTAAGCACCCATCCCACAACTTCCTGTGTGCTGGGAGCGGCTGTCGCGTGAATATAGATTGGAAATGCTCCGAATGTGTAATCGATAGTTTCTGAGCCTTCTTCTGCAGATACGACCATCTCAATTGTCGGAGGGGCATAAATTGTGATAGCTCGCTCAACAGACCATGGACTGTATTCTTCAACAACACCTTTTGTCCTGACCCTCCAGCGAATAGTCATGCCTTCGCCAAACGGAGTAATTTCTTCTGTGTCGATCGGAAAACCAAAAGTATCTAAAATCTGATTTGAGTTGCTATCCAGGAGATAGCCTTTCTCAGTCAGGCTGGTTTCATATGTTGTATAGCTGGCCTCCTCTGTGTTGGTTGCCATATTAGTAACCGGAATATCGGTCCAGTTTCCACCATCGATACTGATTTGTACCTGTGCGGCAGATTGAGCTGAACCGTCTTCCGAGTTGTGCATCCAATACAAACGGAGAGTGTCGCCCACAACGGCCGATACTGTTTCCGACCATGTAGTCGGAGCAGCTGGTGCAACACCAAGCACAACTGCGTAAGTCGGTGACCATCCTGAATCACCAGTAGCGTTAGTCGCCTTGACTCTGAAATACCATGTAGTACCGGATTCAAGGTCTTTAATATATGCGGAGCTTATAGTGGTTGTCAGTGACTGTGTAGCCGACGACCTGTCAAAATATTCTTTCGATACGGAGTATTCAACTGTGTAACCGGTAGCCGTCGAAACAGGATCCCAATAAAGAAACAGCGATGCAGGTGATTCAACTCGGTGACTTGTGATCGCCGCTGGTGCGACAGGCACTGTAATAACTGATTGAGAGTACTCAGACCATTCACTGCTGAGGAATTCTCTGGGAGATGTGATAGACGGAGCCACTATTGCGTCAATGGTAGGTACAAGAACGCCGATGCCATCAAATGTACTTGTATCATTAATACGTTTTAAAGCCTGCGCTCGAACCTTGTATTCCGCTCCAGCGTCGACCTTCCAGCTATATGACGCATAGTTTTTAACAACAGCCGCTCGACCAGTCTTAACCGTTGTGGTGTTGTTCTTAACCACTTCAAACTGAATGTAATCTGTATTCTCGTCATAAACAGACAGACTAGCAGTAAGCTTATACTTTGCGTCCATCTCCACAGTGGGCGCCGACGGTTTAGCCGGCTTGCCTTCTGATGTGAAATCGAAATAGGCAGTAGACGCTACACCCTTCCAATAAGAAGCGGTGTATGTTGTTTTTCCGGTTTTCTTTTCATAAGTCTGAGAAACCGGGGTGATAGTACACGATACCTTTACGGCATTTGACGGTGCAGAGTAAGTGGCTCGAACTGAAGTCCCATGACTTGGAGATGTTTCTTCAGATTCGTTACCCACAAACCATACACCGTCGCCGGTATAGTATCGCCACGTGAGTTTGAATTTTTCAGTATGAGACTGTTCCCAGGTCCACGTTGCATACAACGTTCTATCTGTGCCGGTCTGTAAGCCGATAGCGAGGTCATGTACAACATAGTACGACATCAGTGCGTAGTCTGGACCACCGCCACTAGTTTTAGCCATTATGCCCTCCCTTCAACTTTTGCAGCACGAATGAGCGATCTGACAGCTGTCGATACGTTGCTGCCGTCGTCGTATGTTACACCATTCACGTTGTATACATTACCTGTGTTACCGATAAGAGTCGACAGACCGTTGATAGCGTCAATAAGACTACCCATCATGCGATCATCAGACTCCTGTTTACGTCTCTGATCTCTTGATACACTATAAGAAGCAGCGTTTGCGAGATCAATATTACCGTTGAACGACAAGCGTTCGGAATCAGGGAGCATAGAATAAAGTCTATTCGCTCCATTTTGAATTTCAGAAAGATCCATTACTGGAGTGATCGTGGGGTCGGTGATCATGTCAGAGTTGAGTAAGTCTGCAAGCTCATCAATAGCCGTTCTAGACGACTTGAACATTTCGTCAACCAGCGACCTCGACTGAGCAGCCACATCGTCTTGTTCAGCCTGCATACCGACAATAAAACCCTCATCGATAAACCGACCAAGCTTAGCAAACAGCTTTGAAGGTGAATGAGAATCCAATGCCCGTTTTGCGGCGTTGTATGCCGATACAGCTACACTTACAGCCGCATTAATAACGCCACTTCTGTGAGCTCGAATACCCCTGGCAAGGCCATTCGAAATAGAAGCACCGGCACTTTCCCACTTACCGCTGGTCCCTTTAGCGGCGCTTGCTCCGGCATTACTAAGCTTAACA